CCATAGTAGTCTCACCTGCCATAGCTTTCTGCAAGAAATTGTAGACAGCTAATTCAGCAGGGTGATTCATTCGTCTACCTCTACAAAATCATTGTTAAGAAAGTCAGACACTAAAGCTTCATCATCTGCAGAGAAGCTCTTGTTGGCACGTTCATGGTATAGGTCTAGGATCTTACCATTGCTGTACTCAATCAATTCAATGAAGTCTTTCAACGTATCGTTGTCACCGTCTACGATGTCTACTTTATCACCAAGCTTAGCTTCGATCTTACCAAACTTAGCACCTGTAGGGATGCTGTCCTCTACGCCAGTCATTTTGATAGTAGACATGATTGGTAGCATGTTACGTTTCTTTAGTGCGTTCATAACACCGTTGATAGACTTTAGAGAGTCACGGTTCTTAACGTCCATTACGAATGGTATATCTGTGAAGTCGCCTGATACTTCGTTACCTTGTTCATCTACAGGATTATCTAGTGTGACTGTACCGTAGTAAACATTAACACGTTTAACACTGCGGATAACCTGCTTTACTGAGTCAGATAGAGCGTTAAAGTCTTCGATGTAACCAGAAGGGCGGCCTAAGTTAATACCACCAATACTGTCCTTTAAGTCGCCGTTAAGTGAGTTAGACAGTACAGACTTCTCCATCTCTTCTGTTTCACTGTTCCACCGTTGCCATTGTTGGCGCTGGGCAAAGACACGTACAGTAATGCCAGATGAATATACTTTGGTATCACCTTGAGTAAGAATGAATGCACCAACTGGTACTACCTCTGTCTTAATCTTCTTACCGTTAAAGTCTACCTCACCCATAAGAGGTTGATGCAGCATACCAATACGTGCAATGCTTGGGGTAGCCTCTCCGAGAGAAGCAGATACACCCATAAGTTCAGCCATGGATTGACCACGTTCTGCTGCGATTGCTAGTTCATTACTCATATTCTATTCCTTTCAATAGAGTCAAAGAGTTCATAGTTATACACTAAACATCAACTGTGTCAAGCCAGTTGGGACCGATTTTAGCCTCTAATAAGAGAGGTACATTCATCTTAACTTGATAGGTTTCCTCTACTAGATCGTTGATGTTGTTGTTTAGATGTTTAATAATATCAAGCACTTGCTGTGTCTCGTCGGGGTGTACGTCTACCACCATACTGTCGTGTACTGAGTTTACTACACAGGATTGTAATGGTTGTAACAATTCGTGAAGCTTATTTAGTACAACAGGTACGACATCACCTGTAGCGAAGCCTTGCACGGGATAGTTCTTGATCATGGTGAAATGGGTAGGCATACCATTATCACGGCGTTTAATATCAGGGAAAGCATATTGTCTACCAGAGATGTTTGTTATCTTATTAAACCGTAGTGCTTCGTCTGCTAAGTTCTTGTGCCAGTTAGCTATTCCACGATATTTATCCGTAAAGTGTGTGTAGTATGCTGCCTCTGCTTTAGATCGTCCATAGCCTGTAGCACCAAAGAGAGGTGCAAACGTGTGTGCTTTAGCTTCTTGACGTGTTGTTGGTTGTCCTGCATCTGAGATAACCTTGGCTGTGTAGCTGTGTACGTCAAAGCCTGTTGTAATCTCTTCCATTGCTGTATCGTCTTGGGCAAGGAAAGCTGCTGTTCTAAACTCAAGTTGTGCAAAGTCTGCTTCCATAATCTTGCCACCATCAAAGCGTGACACAAATACTTTCTTTACTGGGAAGGTTCCACCCCTCGGCATGTTTTGCATGTTGGGATTTCGTCCAGAAAATCTACCCGTACTGGTGATATGTTGGGTAAGGGCGACGTGAAGGAATCCATCTTGCTTTGTAAAATTTCCAATCCCATCCACAAAAGAACTGAGATAAGAACTGACAGCATTAAGACGTTTAAGATCGTTGAGAAAAGCCACAGCATCATCCTTACCGTGGTTCTTAGCAGTAGCAATAAGTACATCTAGGTTATCCTTACCTGTAGAGAAACCGTTAGCACTTACCCATGCCTTGCTTGGTGCGGTAAACTTTAGTCCTGCTACGATATTAGTCTTATCTAGCTTGAACCCACGGGCATCACAATCCTTACACTTGTTAGGCTTAGCAAACTTAGTACCATCTTTCTTGGTCTTATATGTCTTACCTTGACCCTCACAGGTAGGGCATGTGTATGCTTTAGTGCGATACAAGACTTCTGTGTTAGCCTTTACTGCAGCCTTAAACTCTTGTGGTGTGTTAGTAAAGTTAAACAGCTCTACCCACTCACTCTTGTGTTTCATAGCTACAGAGAAGACTACCTGTGACATCTGCTCTGGTGAGTTAAGGTTGATTGGTGTATCTCCCATAAGCTCACGCACCTTACGCTGTAGGCGATCCTCTATGTCAGCCTTCTCACGCTCAAAATGTTCACGCACATTGTCTAGTTCTTGAAGATCGACTTTAATTCCTGACATGTACATTCTTGTGAGGGTTTTACAGGTTTGGAAGGTAACATCTCGGATGACATGAAGGGATCTTGACTCAGGTTTGGCGTAGTCTGATTCGATTGCATGGAACAGCTCAGCAGTTGTAAGCAGATCATACCTGAGATAAAAGCTAAGCTCAGCGAGTGGGATTTCGTTAGTATTGAACCCCTGTTTGAAATACCTTTTAAGCGTGTCATCTTTCTGTACTTCTAGGTTACGGCGTTCAGCGCAAGCACCTAAGCCTAACTTTGAACGTTGACCACGAACTAGCAAATACTCTGCAAGCATGGTGTCATAGATAGCACCATCATACTTGAAGCCACTTTCCCACAGCCACATTAAGTCGTGCTGTGCGTTGTGCATAATAAGTAGCGTTGTCATGTCAAGGATGTCCTGCACAAGCTTACGCCCAGCGCCTGACGTGTCCTTAGCTTCGTCATGGTTTATGTTTACGATATGTAGTTCATCAGTGTTATCAGCATTTACCATACCAACCTGCACAAGTTCATTGGTAGGTTCAAACGGGTCTTTATGTTCTTTCCCATCACGCTTCGTAACACTGTTCTCTACGTCTAATACTAATCTCATATCTCACCTCAAGCTGAATAGATAGAGCGTGATCCGTCTAGTACACACGTAATCTTGCCTTGGAATCCATTCAGTTTATTCTTGGCCAGGTTTAGGTATCGTACTGGATCTTCATCCTCACCCTCTGCCTGTGCTGTTTTTCCTATTAAGATCATCAGGTCAGCCTCTGCAGCCTTACCCGTTTTAGACCCCTCCATCATTGACTGGTTTAGGTCAGCCTTACCTTCTGCTTCTGCAGATAGCTGTGACATCCACACTACACAACAGTCGTACTGCTTAGCGATGTTACGTGCATGGATAGCAGCAGCCTTGAGCGTGATATCACTACGCTCACTCTTTATATCTGCGAACTTGTCTCCCATGTCAAGGATAACAATGTCAGGACGTTCATGCTTTACTACTGCCTCAACCCAAGACATGTTCTTACCAGAGCTATCTTTGAAGTCTACTAGCTGTCGTACAGGCTCGTATCGCTTGAATGCTAATGCTTTGTTCTCACGTACCTCTTGCATTGTCATATTAGCAGACGCACTAATGTAACGTGCAGCTACACGGTGGTATGCCTCTTCGTTACACAACACAATACACTTAGCACCTTGGTGAGCAAAGCCACCTGCTGCTGCTACCATAGAGGCATGAAAAGAAGTTTTGCCAGTATTAGGCCGAGCGCCAACCACGACAAAATGACCGCCGCTAACGCCCTCCACCTTCCTAGCGAGACTTGGAATATTAAACTTCCACTTGGATTCCAGATGTGTGGCATCAAGAATAGTGTCAAGGCTATTGTCATCCCACTCAACACGCAGATTAGGAGTAAAATCATCTTTGTAATCCTCTAACAGTTGGCGTAGTGGCTCTAGGCTATTCTCTGTACCATTCACAAAGTCAAACCCTAGCATAGCTACACGGTCACCTACGTGCTGTTGGAATAGCTGTGCTAGTGTATCCTCTGCAATATCTTCTTTGATAGGCTCAGATAGTTCGATACGCTTGAATAGGTCATCGTATGCGGCACGTGTAGCTGTAGTCATACTAGCATTCATACGATTAAACACAGCCTGTAAGTCTGACACAGAAAGATCTACGTATTGGTATGTATCCATAGCTGTGTCTAGTGCTTGCTTAATCTTGCGTACATCTTTGGTAAAGATCTTATCAGGGCAACGAATACCCTTATGACGATCATAGAAGTCACGCTTTAGTAATGTTTTAATCAGTGCCAGTTCCATCATCGTTCTTCTCTCCTCGAATCATATGGTATAACGCTTCTAACGCAGCTACAGGCCACATTAAAGCAAAGCGAAATGGTGCGCCCTGGTCTTCCTCATCCAAAGGCTCACTTATGTATAGCATCAAGGGCATCCCAAGTACATACATAAACACCATTCCACTAAAAAAGTTAATCATTCTTTACAATCTCTATCTTGTGCAAACCTTCTGTGGTCTGCAGGGATGCAGTTATATCTAGAAGCTGTCGGTATGTCATCACTAACATCTCATACTTACCAAGATCATCATCCCACTGTCGCATGAATACCACATCATCATCTGATATGATAACCTCAATGTCTTCCATCTGTCCTGACTCGTCAAGCACAGTAACAACACTGGAATCTGCTTCAAACTCTACAGTAAACATTATATTAGATCCCCGTCTGTCCAGTTATCCCAGTCGTCATCCTGCTTGTTAAGCTTCTCACGTTCCTTAGCACGTTGACGTTCCTCTGGTGTCATCTCACGTATAACTTTCTTTGCTCTGTCTACGAACCACTCATCTGGTATGGGCTTACGCCCCTCTGGTATCTTAGCCATCGTGCCACTCCACTACTCGCCCTGTGTTCCATGTGTTAGCCTCTGCCTGTGCTTCCTCTTTGGTATCGTAGAGTTGAACAGGTGTAAGGTTAGTGAATACTTTAGAGTTCTCCCTGACGTAATCAGAGTGACCTAACTCTATGTCAATCATCACTGCGTACTTCATCTTTGTTATACTCCATGTGGTCTGTGATAAAATCATACACTAATCCCATGTCTAGCTTGGCTGCGGCGCAGTAGAGTACCAACCTCAAGCCTTCCTCTGCCAGTAACCCACGGGCATGTGCATCCATGTGAAACGCATAGTCTGCACTACCATCTTCATGTTCTTCAATGGTTTCGACACCGATAATACCTGCATCTTTATTCATCATTCTTCTCCATCAATGCTTCCCAACTTACAGGGAATAACTTAGCCATCTCTGCGCTAATCTGGTTAGCTACAAGCTGTGACTCGTATTGTGTGTCTGGTTTGCAACGTAGGTTACACA